CGCGGGTTCGCGCAAACCAGCGTGCCTTGATCAGCTGCATCGCGGCATCCGAGAGATCGTCGGGGATCTCTTCGTAGCCGGCTTGATACTCGATCCAGATCGGCAGCGCGTTCCAGCGCCGTGGCATCTGATCGATCTGAAAGAGCCGCGTCAGCCAGCCTTTGGAAAACTCCGGATTGCCCTCGCTGTTGTAGTCGGACAGAAAATCGATGCCTTCCGCCAACGGCTGCGGTGTCAGCGGAAAATTCTCCACGGCGAGGATATAGGGCGGCAGCGCCGCGCCTGTCGTCGTAAGCCCCGACGTGGGCAGCGTCCAAGCCTCTTCGATCGGGATCGGTATCGCATTCTGCAGCGTCTCGCCGAAAGTCGTTGTGCCGATGTAGACGTTGTAACCCGTGGCGACCTGATAGAAGTCCGGCCCCGGCGCCGCGATCGAAATGAGATTGTTTGCCGCGACTGGAAGGAACGCCTCGATCGAGGCTGCGGTCTCTCCCGTCGGCGTCACATAGGTGAGCTTGACGTAATAGATCGCGGCGGCAAGCGAGCCACCGCCCACTGCAGAAAGTGTCGGCTGCTGCGGCGGCGTCGCCCCGGCAGTCGAAGGTTGCGAAGCAAGCGGCCAGCCCGAAAGCTGCAGCGGAAAGAAGCCGGTCGGCAGTTGCCAGGGATAGGGATCGCGGTATGCCCAGAACTTTTCCTGATAGGTCTGCGGCTGGAAAACCCGGTCGCAATAGCGCGAGATCAGCTTCGATGAGCGCGTGATCGCCTTCAGCAGCCAAGGATCATGCGTCGTCGACTCGATCATGATCTCTTGCTTGACATCGGCAAGATCGATCAGGTCGAGCGGCTGCTGGCCGGAGAATTGCGTCTCCGCCGCCATCTTGACGGCTGAAATGATCGTCGGCGCCATCGCCGCACCTCAGTATTCGGCGACGATATTGGTGGCAGTGGTGAGCGTGGCAAACACCTGAAGCGCGCGGACCTGCAGATAAGTGCCGGCCGGCACCGCTGTATAGATCACGGTCGATCCGCCTACCGTCGTGAGCTTGACATTGCCGGCGCCGCCGACCCAGAGCCGCTTGCAGCAGGTCGGCAGGTTCGCCGTATCGCTCGGAGTAACAGCGGCGGCATACTGCGCCGGACCGAGAAGGTCGTTGCCAGTGCCGGCAAAAGGATCGCCCATCAGCCGTTCCCTTCTGTTGTACCAGCCTGCTCATTGCCGAGAATTTCGCCGAATGCAGCTTTGACCTCGGCCGTTTCGGCGCGGATGCGCTTGACGCCTTCCTTGCCGTTTCTGACCTCGGTCGAGAGCTCGGTCAGCGCGGCGGCAGCGTCGAGCTTGAGATCATCGATCTCTTTCTTCAATCCGGCGAGGCCGACGCGGACCTGCGCGGCCAATGACTTGCCACCGATTTCCGGCATAGGAACCTCACGCGGCTTCGCGCCGCTGAATTGTTTGATCGCATCTCCAAGCATGCGATCGAGTTGGGCGCCCGCAGGCGTCACGTAGGGCGGACCGTCGCTGTCAGGTGGTTGGCGATCGCGGTCGCCAGCGCCGTCGTCAACGGCGTGTCGTTTTTCAGATCCGCCATCACCATATCGCGCACGCCGTCGACCAGCGCCCCGATCGTCAGATCGGTGGGTTGTGTGCCGCGCGCCTCGATGACAAGGAGCCGCATGTTGCGATCGAGGGGCATCAGACTAGACCGCCTGGTGCAACCGCGTTCTTGAGCTTGCGCGCCGCCTTGGTGAGATAGGTCTGCGGCTTATGCGCCAGCGCGGGCTTTGCTTCGCCTCCCGCCGGCCACGCCGGCGGATTGGCCTGGATCGCGCCTTCGGCCTCCAGCCGCACGGCGACGTCGTCGGGCAGCAAGGCGCGACTGCCGGCGCTATACGGGCGCATGTCGCGGGTAAACGTCACGTGTTTCATTCCGCGGCCTCTAATCTTTGTGCGACGGGCTGGAGCATTTCGGCGATGCAGCCCGACCACGCCTTGCCGCCGGCATGCGACAGCCAGATCATCGGATCGATGAAGACCTTGCCGCCGAGCGCGCGCCAGTTGTGGCAGAACAAAAAATCCTCGCCGCCTTCGGTCTCGTCATTGAACTTGAAAAAGCGGTAGTATTTTTCCTTGACTGCCGCCGACATGCCGTCGTGGCCGTCACGCTTCCATTCCGGATGCGCGGCGATCAGCGTTTCGAATACGCCGCGTTCGATCTTCATGAACGCAGTGCCGACGGCCTCGACCTCGATCGCGCCCATAGCGTCTTGATTGAGCATCGACTGCGCGTCTTCCAGAAAGCTGACGCACCAGACGTCGCGATCCGAGTTCGGCTTGTCGACCCGCTTGCGCCCGACGCCGGCGATCACCGGCTTTTCTGATGCCAGCAACCGCACTACGGCTTCGGGGCGCCAGCCCATATCGTCGTCGACGAAGATCAGGTCGCTGCATTGCGAAGCAAGGAACCTGGCGACCAGCTCGTTGCGCGCGCGCGGCAGGTTGGATGATCCGATGACAAAATGCGACCACAGCTGGATGCCGGTCCGCTCCAGATGCACGCCGGTATCGGCATAGGAGATCGTATATTCCAGCGCCGGAGATCGCGCCACAGGCGTGCAGATCATCGGGCGACGAGAGCGCGCACGATCGAGGCGTGCCTGCGCGGCTTGGGCTTCCGTGGGCGTAAAGAGCTTCGCAAAGCGGCAGATCAATGCGGCGTAATCGGAGCCAGCTCGCCACGCCTTGAACTCGGCCACGTCCTCGGCGAGCCATTTCATCTGCCGGGCGTAGGTCGCATCAAGCACATCACCATGTTTGAGCGGATGATGGTGCTCGACACGGACGTCCATCAAACAAGTCCAAATCCCGAACCGCCGCCCGATCTCTTCCCAAAAATCATCGGCGCAAGAATGCCGCACCATCGGCGGTTGCCAGAATTCCGCGCAGCGGAGCACATCGCCGCGCCAAACCGTGGCGCTGTGCATGCGCCGCGGCGCCTGCCAGCCGTCGTCGCAGGACGCGATCCCGGATTTCAGCGCCTGCTCGATCAACCGTGTATCCCAGCCGAACGTGACTGGAATGTTGTCGTCGCAGATTTGGCCGTACCACTCATGATCGGGATGCTCACGCAGAAAGCGATTAAGCACCTGCGTGAGACAATGATCGTCGGGGTGCTGACACTGTGCCGTCCAGCCTTCAGGTAGCGGCAGCGACGCAAGATCGCCGGCCTGGTCGGGGCCGAGAATGACGACGCCTGGCGTCGACACTCCGGTAGCGCGCATCGCCTCAAGCAATGAGATGACGCGCGCCACACGATTAAGGCTGGCTAACACCCACATGGCGGATCAGCTGACTGGCGCCGCCAACTGATCGAAGCCGCCGAGCACCAGGCCGACTGCCTGGATCTGTGCGGTATCGGTGCCGGCTGCCGACAGATGCGGCAGGCCGAGCACACGCAGATAACGCTGCGCGCTGCCGAGATTGATGCCGGGCTGCGGCACCGGATCGTCCGCCGTGGTCTGCACCGTCATTCGGTAGATGCCGGCGACCGTACCACCGCCGGAGGGCCCGGTTGCAATCACTGCCGAAGCTTCGGTTGCATAGGCGGTCCACGTCGAGTTGTCCGGTGAGCTGTCGACTTCCAGATAGAGCGACAGCGTGTTCCCGGACCCGAGTTTTGCCGAGTAATAAATCTCGACGTCCATCGAGCGCGGCATAGAGCCGGTCGAGAGACCTTCACGATCGACAGAAGACGATGTGAAGGTGATGGAATCCGAACCGACGCCGGCGGTCCACGAATAGGCAGGCGACAAGATCGATTTGGGATCGATCAGCGCGGCCATGTTTTTCTGCAGGACGATGTCCGACATGAAAGTATTCTCCAGCGAGAGGGGAATGAGGGTGAAGGGTGCCGGTGTTTAGCCGGCACCCGCGATCACTGTTGGAGCGCTTACGACAGCGCCGGCGCCCAGATCACGCCCTGGTTGACCGCGATCGACGGCAAGTGGCGCATCTGGAAGTCGTGCTCGGCGATGGCGCGGATCAAGGTCTGATCCTTCTGGAACGCCGACTGCAGATTGTTGTTGGCATCGTAGTAGGTGCCCTCGCGGGAGACCGCGAGCTCAAGCTGCATGGAGTCGAGGATCAGTGCATCGTCCATCTCAACGAGGAAGATGAACGTGCCGATCTTGGACGCCGCGTTGGTGTCCCACAGATTCGTTGGAATCTGCGTCGACTTCGAGAATGGATAGCCGAGCAGCGTGCCGCGGCTCAATTCGTCGCGGTACACATAGACGCCGAGCGAGTTGAGCAGGTTGTTGAGGTAGTTGAAGATGCGCGGATGGAAGAACCAACGCCGGCGGATATCCGACACGTTGGCGGCGTCGAGCTTCTCGACCAAACCAGCCAGTTCGTTCGCCACCGTGGTGAGCGTGTAGCTCTCGTTCGAGGTGATGAACTGGCCGCCCACCGCATACGTGGAATCCGCAGTTGATAACCAGACGCCGACGGTGCCGCCCTGGTTTGCCACATAGTTGTTGGCAAAGCCGAGGAAACCTTTCGGAGTGTCGGACGTACCGTCGCCGGTGAGGAAGGCGAGATCCTCGCGCAATGCCGTGACCTTCACCAAATCGTCGCGCACGAAGGCGTCGGCGGCCGGCGAGGCATAGCGCATCAGGTCGTTGGTGACTGGAACAAGAGCCGTGAGCTTCTTGTAGGTTGCAACGATCTGACCGAGGCCCTGCTGCGAGGCATTGATCTGGCCGGTCTCGGAGCCGTAGGTCGCGGTTGCGGCCGCGGTCTGCCCCGGCAAGGTCATCGTGCCGCGCGGCATCGGCATGGTGCGCGGATTGGCCGCTCGCACCACGACGCGCGGACGAAGGAGCTCGATGATCTCGTTGACGTATTCTGGCGGAACAATGAAGCCGCCCGACGGGCCGATGCCGGCCTGCAACGCCTTACGAGTCCCGGTGGCAAAGCCACGGCACAGCGCTTCCGTCACCGGATGGCGCTCGCCATAGTTCATCTTCGCCATTTCCATGCCGGTCGACGGCATGTAACTGCCCATATACATCGCCTTCGACATGCCGATGGCGATCAGGCCCTTGTTGGTAGTCAAGCCGGCAGCCTTCGCCGCTGCGTCGCTGGTGTATGGATCGTTCTCGGCCTCTGCTGCAACCGTCCGCACCGGCAGTTCCTGGCCATCGACCGCCCTGGCGTTCAATCGGCCGGCGTTTTCGACATCCTCGAGACGCTTGATCTCGGCGTCGTACTCTTCGGTCGTCGCCTTCATCTCGGTGATGACATCATCAAACGCCTTCTTCAGCCGGTCGTATTCCGGTTGGTCGCTCTTCTTGAAGTCTTTCTTCTCAGCGAAGGCCTTGAAGGCGTCGAAAGTCGTAGTGCGCTTTGTGGCAAGCGCATCGAGGGCCGCTGCGCGCTTGGCGCGCACTGCCGCGATCGTCATGACAGTTCTCCAATTTTTTGGAAAAGCACCATTGCGGATCGGGCGTGTCGCGATGCGACCGCTCGGTGCGGGAGATTTTCAGGTCGTTGGCTTGCCCAAGGCCGTTAGGGCATTCCCGGCGTGTCGCCGGAATTTCAGAGAGTGACCGCGCGCTCCATGACCTCGGTCACACGCTTGCGCGCCTCGACCTCGGCGGCGAGCTCCTGGTCAGCGTTGCTCGGGTCGGCGACGTCCTCACCCTCCTCGCCATCCTCGTCAGCGTCGTTGCCGTTCTCGGCCGGCTTCTTCTTCGCCGCCTTGCGCATCGCTTTCAGATGCTCGCCGAGCGAAGTGCCGTGATCCATCATGTCGACGAGGTTGTCGTGCAGGAAATCGTGCAGCTCCGCCGCTTTTTCGTGGCAGGCAGTCATTCCCTTGAGGCATTTGCCGATCTCGGCCAGGTGCTCCATATTCTCCTGGCTCAGCACGCGGCCGGCCTTGCGGAAAGCGGCGCGCAGCGCCTTGACCTGCGGCGTCGCTGCAGCCTCGACATAATCCTCGTCGGGCGGCATGACGTCGATGCCATGCCCGGCTAGCAGCTCCGCGGTTTCTTCTTGCGTCATAGCGACAAGCGCCGCGGCGGCGTCCGTCAAAATTCCGGCGAGCATTTCAGGAAGCTTGCTCGCGTCCCTCTCGACCTGCTGCTCAAATACCGCGTGATCGTGGATGAAGTCGAGCTGCCAGAGCACATGAGCGAGCTCGGCGCATTCGTAGAGGCCCTTGATCTTGATCTTGCCGTTCTTGCCGTATTCGATTAGTTTGGTCACCGGGACCAGGAGGCCCTTGCCGTCGTCTTTCATCTTGGCCTCGTAGTGATCGATGACGGCGCGCGCCGACTTTTTCAGATCGTCGGGCACGTCGGTCCCCGGAAGCCGCGACGCCGCGGCGCGAATGCCGGCGGCAACTGCGGTCAGCCGGCCGCTGCTCATCTTGGCGAACGGTTCCTTGTAGGAGCCCTTCAGCTTCGGCTTGCTCGCATCGTAAAACAGGAAGCCCTTGCGCGCGAGCGCAGTGTTCGGCTTATCACCATCGAAGCCGCAATGATCGAAGATGCTCTTTTCCGCCGCCGGGCCGTCCCAGGACGAATCCTTGTCGATCGGCAGGTTGCGCGAAGCTCCGACTTTCCACGATGCAGCTTTGGTTGACGTTGCCATGGATCGCTCGATGGTTACGGCGTTGGAATTTGCCGGCACGCTGACGCCGGACAATTCCATCAGCGCCCATTTGTTGTAACGCACGCCGCCGTCTTTGATCTGCTCGTATTCGATCGGCTGGAACCCGACTGAGACGGCGCGCAGCACGCCGGTCTTGTAGAGCGCACAGATCTCATCGGCCTTGGTGGAGATGCCCTTCGGGGCGAAATCGATCAGCGCCTCGACGCGACCGTTCTGCACGGCGACCGCAGCATTGCCGATCGGCGCTGACGGATCGTGATTGAATAGCACAATCGGATTGGCCTTGTAGCTGTCGAGCACGCACCCTTCCGGCACCATGATGTCCTTGACCCGATCGACAGTCGGATCGGAGGCGATCACGCGGATCTGCCGCTCGCCAAGCATATTGTCCGCCAGCACGCTGCCGGAGACGTATTTGAGCTGCATCCGAGGCCCCTTCTTCGTAAGCCAGTCGCGGCGGTCTTCAATCTGCGGGCGACCAGCGGCAACAAGATCGAAGGCCTCGTCCAGAGAAAGACCCCGATGCTCACTCAACCAAACGGCCACGACCAGCGGAGCTCGCTCGATGCCCTTACGACAGTGGACCAATAAAGTCTTTCCGGCAGCGTCCCATGCTTCTATTTGATCGACGGCCTTAGCGAGAGCCACAGGATCGACGGATTTGTCGGTCGCCATAATAGGGATATGAACGCAACCATCGGTCTTACACCACGGGACATCAAACACATTCAAACATTCGAAGCCGAGGTTTTTAGCCGGTCGGCACGCCTTAGCACTTCCAACATAGACGCCGAGAATTATCTCGTCCGCATCGCCAGCAAGATCATCCTCCGCTGAGTTGACCGGCGGGTTTCCCTGGTTGTCAGCAATGATCGCTTCCAGTGCCGCCTTATCGTCGTCATCAATAAACACCCGCTTGTCGATATCGGCGGGGACTCTGGTCATCGCCTCGTCGTCGACTTCGCGGACATAGGCTTGCATTTCTTCTTGGTACGCTTGCCAGTCGCCGCCGAGCTCTTCAACGCGGCGTTTCTCGCAAGGATTGCCGCAGCTTTGGTGCGCTTCGTTATACTCCTTGCCCTCGTTCATCCCGAGCCATTCGCCGAGCTCGTGATAGGGCAACGTCAATCCTGTGTTGATCTGCGTCTTCGGCAGGATCGTCGGCACACTCACATCGATATAGACGCCGCGGCCGTCGATCGAGCGATTGGCGAGCCATGGAATGGTGTGGTCGCGATCGATGCGACAAGTGTCGACCAAAAGTTTGATGCGAGCAAAGAACGCATCGTCGATTGCCGGAACATTGTTCCGGTGCGCATGGTGACCCGCCGACATCTTAATGCGCTGCGCCGTTCGGTTTTGGCGACGCCACGCCCGGCTCCGGCATGCGACCGTCTTCCGGACGGCCGGCGCCATCAGGCGCGGTGCCGGTACGATCCGAACCGATCGCCGCGAGATTGACCGGCTGATTGATCTGCCAGCCCGGCCCTTCCGGGAGTTCCTCGACCGGCGGTAATTGCTCGCCGGCGCGAACCTCGTTCACTGCCGCCCAGGCCGCGCCGCCGAGCGCGATGCGATTGTTTGCGAACCGCGTCTTGGCGTCGCTGCGCAACAAAATGCGCTCATCGAAACTGACTTTGATGTCTTGAGACGTCAGATCGAAGCTCTGCTCGATGCGCTGCTCGAGCCGATGCAGATCGGGCATGATCGCCGACGTCACGTAATCGTTGGTGATCGCCTCGATGTCGATGCCGCGAAGTTCTGTCGCGCCGAGCTTGAACGGCGGCACGCGATAGAACCGCGCGATGTCCGCCACCGAGAAATTCCGCTGCGCCATGAACTCTACATCGACCGATGTGAGTTGCAACGGCTTTGCTTCGATGCCGTCCTCGAGCACCACGGTCTGCCCGGTGTTTTCGAGACCGGATTTAAGTTCGTCGAATTGCTGTTTCAGGCGTTCCGCAGTTTGCTTCTGCAGCGGCTTCTTCGACTCCAAGATCATCGACGGCCGAGCGCCGTTTTTCATCCAGCGCGCTGCTTGTTGCTCCAACCCCATGGCGACGCCGATCGCATCGCGCGCATTGCCGATCGTCGAGAGACCAACCAGCGCATTGAACGATAGCCCGCGCAGGTGGAACATATCCTCGGACGCGAGCGTCGGCGGGAATTCCCGCAGCATCGCGATCTGCCAGAGCCCAAGCCTGTTGACGTTGTAGAAGATCTGACCGTCCCAGGACTCCATCACCAGCACGGCGTCTGGATTGACCGGGATTAGCTCTTCGACCTGGCCGCGCTTGGTGATGCCCTTCTTCGCCGCGTAGCCGTTGCCGCGCAGCAAATAGCCCGACATTGTCTGTTCGATGAACTCGAACCACGTCTGCTGCTCGTTCGGCTTCTTGAATAGCTCGACGACATCGTGCTCAAAAATACGCTCGCGCGATCCGCTTTTCTTTTCCTTGAACAGCCGCGGCGTGCAGCGCGCCACGTCCTGGGAACGGATAGTGACGCAGGCATAGACTGCCGACACGGCCATCGCCGTGCCCTGGCTGATCAACAGTCCTGTTGCGGATGGCGTCGAACCGAGCGTCGGCAGCCAGCCGCCGCCGCCTTGGCTCGCGCTCACGCCGGACGCGGCGCCGGCATCCTTGGCGACCAGAGCGGCGCCGGCAGCGCGAATGCGCGAGATCAGGCCCATCTACACCACCAGGAAGCTGCGGCCGGGCTCGCGGTCATAGATGCTCGACGTGGCCGTCGGATTCATTCCGATCACCACGGCGGCATCGAACAGCGCCATCAGGGGATCGATCTTCGCCGTTCCCGCCGCCTGCTTGGTGATGGTGATGGCGTTGCCTTTCGGCTCGACTTTGGCGTTGCCGACACACCAGGCCATCAGCGGCTGGGCGGCGTGGACAAGCTTCTTGCCGGCGAGCTGGCGTGCCGTCGTCGTGATGGCACCGGTAAGCTTCCAGCCCTGCGGCACGCCGACGAAAGCTTTCTCGGTATCGATGTCGCGGCGAGCAATCTCTTCGACGATGGCGCTGATGCAATATTGATCGACGCCGATCGAATGCTCTTCCGGCATCTTGCCGGTCAGCCAGATCTTTTCGACCAGGTCGCCGAGCTCGGCAACGTCGTCGCCGACCTCCTTGACGATGACAAGATCGCCGTCCTTCTGGAAATCCAGAAGCCGCGGCGCGACGTCGGATTTGCGCCGGTCAAATACCGAGCGATGGGCCCACGCCTTCGCCCACACCAGCCAATCCTGCGTTTCGGCATCACGGCCGAGCACGATGGTGCCGAGTAGATCATCGAGGCCACCGCCGTCGATCCCGACCACGATCACATCGGATCGTTCGATCAAGGACTCGAACGTCAGGGTCGGATCGCCGCAGGCCTCCCAATAATCGGCGCCGGCCCAGCGGTCGGTATGCAGCGCCAGGCCGATTTCTATGTCGAGATGCTGAGAGGCCCAGCCGCGCAATTCCTCGTCGCCGGTCTCGAGCGCGGTCTCGTAATCCTCGATCAGCCGCGGCACCGTGATCGAGCGGCCGACGTTCGGATTGACCATCGGCCAATTGGTCGGATCGCGCCAGGCGCCATTGTCGATCAGCACCCGGGGAAACTCGTAAAGCACCGGCAGCATGCCGCGCGCCGGGATCTTCCCATCGCGGATCTTGCGGGCCTTGAGCAGCTCGGCCTTGAATGCGCCCGCCGGCGGCTTGTCGGACTGCGTGGTGATGAACGCCAGAAAGGCCTCGGGGAACGGCAACAGGCCGCCACGGATCTGCCGGATCACGTTGGCAGCGCCGGAGATTTTGCCGAGCTCATGCAGCTCATCGATCAGCACGCCGACCGGCTTGACGCCGGTCAGCACCGAGGCGTCGAACGTCTTGATCTGCAGCGATGAAACGACGCTGCCGCGATAGGTGATCTTCTTGACGTGCTCCTGGATCCTGAACCGCCGAGACAGCTCGGCGTCGGCGCCGATCATCCCGACGGCCTGGTTGAACGCCAGCTCCGAGATCGCCTGCGTCGGACCGATCAACAGAAACTCAGCCCGTGGTCGGCGGTTCATCATCTGCGCGGTCAGCATCATCGCCGCGCCGTTGGTCGTCTTCGAGTTCTTTTTCGGGATCATCAGGAACAGCTCGCGTACCAGGCGCGCGCTGTCGACAATCGATCCGAATAGCGCCGTCAGAATTTCGCGGAACCATTCGCCGCTGGCCTGCTCGAGCGCCGGCGTGCCGGGCACGTCGGGAAGCTTCAGCGAGTTGAAGACCTCGATCGCCCTGATCGCCAGCTTTTCATCGAGCGGCAGATGCGGAACGAGCGATCGGCCATCCGTGATGCGGTCTTCCCAATCGATGCAGGAGAAGTCCCAAGCCATAGGCCCTCGCAGACCTTCTCAAAAAAAATAATTCCAGGA